AAAGTTAATAATACGCTTTCACTTTAGCATGGTTTTCATCATCTTCCCAGTCATCTGTTGGTAGTTGAACGAAATTCCCTTGTCTATAGCGCATAAGCGCCTGCGTCATACTATCAACCAAGTCATCAAACTCTCCGTTAGGAAAAGCAGCAACCTCTTCGATCAATTCATCCGAAAAAGTCTCATCAGGTGCCCACACCATACCCGCCTCAAATAAAGGCGATACACTATGGACTCGACTCACCTTATCGTTACCGCGGCTCGGTGTAAAGTTTACAACGGGTATGCCCATAGCACGTAATTCTTGGGTCAAAGGGGTCCCTGACGCTTTCGCCTCAATAATAACTGTATCAGGTTCCCAAAATTTATAATTATCTAGCGCCACTTGCTTTAACTCAGGAAAATCCCAACGTCCCTTTTTACTATCTAACAAAATTAAATTAGGACCCGAACCACCCTCATTAGGATAAAACACCCCCCACGTCGTAATAGCCGAATAATCCGCCGTCTCACGTTTACTAAAAGCAGTATCATAACTTTGTATCACATATTCTAACTCCGGAATTTTTTCAGGCTCCCAAAGTCTCCACCACTCACGACGAATGATCGCATTCTCTTCACCCGTAGGATTTTGTTGATACTGCGCGTTCCACTTAGAAGGCGGAATCGAAGCCTTAACCGAAGTCAAATCTTCCAAACTCCAATACTCAGGCCAGCACGGAGTCCCATCCTCAAAAATTGCCGGTAACTCCACAACTTCCCATTGGTCCGCCAAAGGGTCTTTTGACATAGCCCTCATTAACTGGCCCGTCATGTCCTTCTCAGACCATCTAGTTTGAACCAATACAATTGACCCACCCGGCTGTAAACGCTGTCTAGGACCACCTGTGTACCAGTCCCAAGCATCATCAAAGCCATTGTTGCTCATCGCCGTCTGCTCAGAGTGCGGATCATCAATAATGACCAAATCACCACCACGTCCCGCCAAGTTCGAACCAACACCAACCGCGTAATACATCCCACCCTTGTTCGTGTCCCACCGACCACTGGCCTTACTGTCAGCCGCTAACTTTACCTCCGGAAAAATATCCTTGAAGTCGTCGCTTTCAATCAAGTTTTTTGTTTTACGACCAAAGTTAACCGCCAATTCCGTCGTGTGCGTCGCTTGAATGATCTTCATTTTCGGATTACGGCCCATCATCCATGCCGGAAACAAGAACGACGCAAACTCACTCTTCGTGTGCCGCGGTGCCATGTTGATAATCAAACGCTTTAGCTCGCCGCTCGCGACCCTTTCTAGCTTCTCGGCAATGATTCGATGATGACGGCCCGCAATAAAGTCAGGCCAGACTGTTTTTACGAAACTTAAAAAATCATTTTGGCACTTTTCGTTTTTCTCAAGCTGCGCGAGCCGAAGCTCAAGCTTCAGTTTTTTCTCTTCCATCAACACGGTTTGGGCTGAACTCATAGGGGTCCCTAGCTAATTTTTCATACGCAGTTTTTAATGTTCCACGTGAAACATATCACGATTTTTCACGTGAAACATATCACGTATTGTATGCGATTTTAAGCACAAATATAAGACAGTTAACCTTATTTTAAATTTTATAGTAATTATTCGCGAGAAACATGGCCCTAGCCTCCGCAGGCAGCCGCGGGGGGCGGCGGCGCTCGGATCGCCTCGAATTGGTCGCGGGCTGGGGCTTTTGACCCGATATCAGGGGGACCCTGCGCGTTTTTCCCGGCGGATGGACCGGGGGCAATGGGCAACGGATCACGGACCACGGCGGACCGGACGCGGGTTAACTTTCACCGGCTGAGGTCATCGCGTCGCGCAGCTCGCGCAGCGGTTAACGGCCAGCGGCCAAGGTGCACGGCCAATGGCCAGCGGACCACGGAGCACGGCCCGTAGGTTTGGGAACTGGTACGCGGGGCACGGCCCGCCTTAATTAACTCTTAAACACTAGGCAATAAAAAGCCCGCACGTGGCGGGCTTAGGGTAGCACTGGGGCGGCTTTAGAACTCGAAGCCAACCCATACAAGCGCGGCACCTTTGAGGTACACAGCGCGGCTTATATCGTCCCAGTCATCGAGCGAATAGGTGCGACTAGATCGGTCATAGTCCCCGCGGGTATATGTCTTTTTAGCGTCCAGCTTGCGGCGGACGAACTCACCGCGGGGGACATCTTTAAGGGGCATTTGCTGAATAGTGGCGATCATGCGGCAACCCCTGCGATGATTTGAACGCGGTCATGATCGCCAACGTCTAACAGTGCGCCGTTTACTATTACCCGCTGCGAATGGTCCCGCTGGCAAAAGCCAAAGGGTGCGCCCAATTCCTGACAGATACCGTTTAAGCGTTCGCGGGTGGTAACAGTTCCCCAGCCTGCGAGGGTGACCCATACGCTGCCATCATCTTCGCGCTGGGCAATCCGGTTGCCATGTAGCCAAACAGTGCGCCCGTCCGTTTCAGTCCGCGCAGCCTTTGCCGCTTGCCCACGTGCAAAAGCCTCTGCGATTTTTTGGGTTTCTTTTCTCATTGTCTTAATCTCCGTAATTAACACGCGGCCACCGCGGCCCCGATGTATGGGATTATACGCGATAGAATGCGATAAACGCAACCCCCACAAAAAAGCCCGCACGTGGCGGGCTTAGTGTTGGATTGATCCGGTTTAGTGCCCAGCGTCAATCAATTCCTGCGCGTATTCCTGCGCCTTAACATAGGCGGCGTCGGCTTCATCTTCACGGCCAGCCATGCCCATAACACCCAGCCATTGAAGCTGGAACAACAACCGTTCGGCCAGTGTCTTTTCTGTTTGCGCGTCCATTAGTCAAACCTCGCTATTTTAGTTTGACGGGTCGCACGGTCGCGGATCGCTGCGATGCCGTACTCGTAAACAAAGCACTCGAAGTACATGAAGATGAAACGCGCCAACGGGGGCAATGCGTCATCATCTTTGTCTTCGCTTTGATAAGTGCCTTCGTCATCAATGGTGCCCTTGTATGGATACGATCCAAACCCGCCGAACTGGTAGACGCTATCCATACCGGCGGCGATATTTTCCAGCGTTAAAGGTGAGGCCATCAAACAAGCTTGACAAAAGAAGTCGGGGATCAGCCCACAGGCTTCTGTCAATTGTGCAGGGGTTGCCCCGCCAAAATTATCATCCTCTGACGGATTATAAACGCGGTCCAGTATCACGTCGGATGGTCGCGTCTTTATTTCTATTACATTGCCCATTTTATTTTCTCCGTAGTTGCGCGGGCTTTATTGCCCCCGTGTATGGGATTGTATGGGATAACTCTATGGAAAGTAAAGCCCCACAAAAAAGCCCGCACAATGGCGGGCTTCGATGGTGCTGCGGTTTGGCCTAGGCTGCGACTTTATCCAGTAGCGCACCGGCCTTTTTCTCTACTTCAATCCGGGAATCTTGGTGCGGTATATCGCGAGCGATTGCGGTTATCGCCTGCGCTGCGTCCCATACCGTCTCGACCGGTCGGCCTTCCTCTATCATATGTCGCGCCGCTGCGGCTTTCGCCATGCGCCCAGATAGTCCAGCGCGTTTGCTTAGAAACTCTAAACGGCTTTCGTCATCGGTCGCAATCTTGGCAGCTTTCGCGGCTTGAACGCCCTCGATAAATGTAGCGGTCGCACCATGCGCAAAGCTTTCCAAAGCCGGGCGGGCTTCGTAGGCGAAACGATCCGGGGCAAATTTAGTATGCCTTATTTTAATCTCTTGGAAATTCTCGACGCCCCATAGGTTGCGATTCATACAAACCCCGCGCAGATACATGGCCGCAATACCTGCCGTTTTGCTGCCGGTCTCACTGTTCCAAGCATAAAACCCGCGGAACATTAAATCAGGCTCACCGTTGGCAAGCTTACCGACTTCGATAGGGTTGCGATCATCCACCAAGAAAACGAAAACGTCGCGGTCGCTGGCGAACAATGTGGTGGTATCCATTGAAACGGGTATTTCTGGATCATAAACCGCCATGCCGTTATTACTTCCCGTCATCATCCCCGGCACTTTCCAACGTCCGCCGGATTGGTCAACCAAATGCTTAATTGGTTCGAGTATTTCCCAATCATAAATGCGGCCATAGTCGGGACCAGTTGCGGCTCGCAATTCTCCGCCGTCGGTTTGACTGCCGTATACCTTAATCAATTCTTTACCCCGGTTATATTTCAAACCCCATTGAATGCAATCCGCTGCCAAGGGTGCGGGCAAGTCTTTAAGATAACCCGCAGGCGCTCCGGCCAGTTGGGACAATTGTCCAAAGCTCCAATTGGTTGGACTGTTCACGTGCTCGCGGTGGTTGTCGTCAGCGTATTCAATCCGCAAATCTCCGCGGCTAGGGTTCGCTTCGTCAAATTCTCCAACAATCTGGATTTTGTGGGTGTCAACCGTCCGGCTTGTCATCCGTTGCGAGTCTATTTTTTTATGGGCCAGCATGTCATCAAGAGATAAAAACTTTTGATCATCCGGGCGGCTAAACCACTGTGACGATACTTCGGAATTGCCAATCCCGTGCGCAAATGCGTTAGTTTGATAAGTCATATTATGTTCTCCGTAAAAACAAAAAGGGGGCGGAATTGCTCCCTCCCCCCATAATGTCCCATAAAATTGTATACGGCGCAACCTAATATTTAAAAAAGTTATTCCGCTCCAATATCCCCGGCAACATGGTGCCGTATAATACTGCGTGGGGGTAAAGACTTGGCGAACCGTTTTAGTTTCTCGCCGTCGGTTTCGTCGGGCTGGTGGTGGTTGCTAGTGGCGTCCCAATGTAGGCGAACGTTTCCGCCGTCGGCATAACATCCGCCACGGGTTTCCGGGTCCGCTGCTTTTTTCTTGCGGGCGCCGTGCGCAGTAAACCCAATTATAAAGTTTCGATCTAGGCGAGCGCATAACGGGTCACCGTTCCCACAATCGCGGCAGCTAAATCCGTCGCGGTATTCTGCGGGGCAGCGAACCACCGGCACCCGGTCCGAAACTATAAAGTCGCCGCGGTTATTAGTTCGACCAAATAATGGTGCGCTGGTTTTTTTCCCGTGCTGCCATTCGGATTCCGGAAGCACTACAACGGTCGGGACCGCTCGCGATGCTGCGGCAGCACTTACTAAAGTATCCGCAGAAAAGTTAACCACCGTTTTACCCGGCTTTAATTTGTCGGCCCATTTATTCCAACTGAAATGCGTATAGGTAAAAGACTGGCCTTTATTCGGAACCGCATCCAATAACGCATCAAAATAATCTGCGTCAATTTCCTGCGCACCTTTACCGCTACAATTCATTTTGCAAGATGCTGGGCAGGTCGCATACTTTTCGCCATTGCCTGCGCGATAGGTTACTGCGATCCCGTTGGTTTTTTCTGCTCGGCTTGTTTCTACTGTCTTTAACATGGTTGCCCCCATAGTTGTGTATAAGATTTATCGCATACCTTACACCATAAAAAAGCCCGGAGTCAACCGGGCTAATATTTTTTAATCTTACCGCCTGCGCTTTATCCGTTGCCGCGGTCGTTTTTGGGGTCGGGGTTGTTTCCGCTCGCGTTCAAACTTATCAACCTCATCCGAACCATAACGCAATCTTGCCCACCATTTAATTAAAAAAAACATATTACCCCCAATCCTTTTGACTGCCATTAGCTTCGGCAGTTTTATAACCTTTACTGTAAGCGGTTATCTCCGCGGGCGTCATATATTTCAGTTCAACCTTATCGGTGGAATGAGTAGCGCCCTTAAAAAAATGAGGGTCGTATTGTCTACCGTACCAAAAATCTGCGGTCCCGCGATCATACGGCCCGCCGTGCCTTTCATCATAAGTCATAGTCAATTCTCCATTAGTTAAGTTGACTATGGGATTGTATGCGATGTTGTGGGACAGATCAAGTTGAATACATAATCCCAGTCTACCGGGCCGGATGTATGGTAAAACGGTTCAATCTTTAAACCTTCCATTTTAAGGTCCATTGCTTCCGAACCTCTATACAAGAATAGCTGTTCAGGTTGGTTTTTAGTTTTGTGCTTTTTAAGCATTACCCAGACGCTACCGTGCCCATGATTGGTTAGCCAAGCCACTTGGTGGGGACGAAGATCGACCGCGTTACCTGCGGTGGCTTTTAATTCTACAAAGTGAAACAAACCACGTTCATCACACAAAACTACGTCAGGCACTCCGGGCATTGCCCAAGTCTCTAACCGGGTCGCTTTAATGTCGCGTCCGGTCCTCTTCATCCCCGATTTCATCTGCCTCCAAAAGTCGGCCTCGCGCTTTGTCGCGGTTTTGGGGATTGCTTTCTCCTTCGGGAGTAACGTCGATAGTAATCGGGGCATAGCTTTGTTTTATCTCCTTGAGTGCCTTCATGACTTCATCTTTGCTCATACTGTCGATGCTGCCAGTTCTGATTTCACTCTTGCTTACATAAATATCACCTTGCGCTTGCCCTCGCCGGTATTCGGCTTGAACCGCAGCACTGTACGCGCCATTGTTCAAAGCCATGTCTCTAATGGTTTGCAGGTCTTTTAGGTGTCGCTGGTAGTTAACACCAAATTTAGCATCCAGTTCTGAGCGATACGCTTGGATAGCGTTAACAACATGGGGGCTAATGTTTGGGTTGGTTAGCTCATAAGCTCTAGTGTGGGCGGAACCAACAGGATAACCCGCATTGATGGCTGCTTCACGCATAGTTATCTGGCCATCTTTAGAAACCAGTTCTTTAACAAACAGTTCCTGCCTTCGCGTAAGTGGTTGGGCTTTTGTGGCTTTGGGTCTACCTACTTTCTTTTTCGGTGTAGGTATAACAGATTTAGGTGCGGCAGATCGTGGCATGTAATACTCCAGTTATTAAGCGATAGTTTAATATAACTTAGAGCCGTTTGGTATATATAGGAAGTAAAATATAAATAAATATAAAAACTTTTCAGAACCGCTATACGCAATAAGCTCCCTACTGGTTACATAAACTCGGTTACGGTTACTTTTTTGTTTTCTACTTATGTAACTGTATATCTCTATATATAACATAGGCTTAACTGCTCCGGTTACACGGTTACACCAGTTACACCTATTTTCACCAAAAAAATATATTTTATATTTACTGTCTATATATGTAGAAACCGTGTTTCGTGTTCCGCGACCCGTGGACCGCACCCTTTTTATATAGGATAATGGCTTTGGCCCGCCCTTATGGCACTCCTCGCAGGCACCCTTGCTTGCATTCCTTTACAGTCTGGGGGCGGGTCACCCCCTATTTAAATATCCAGACGGCCAAACCTGCCAGCACTCCACCGATTACTGCTAGGATCGAATGCTTGTGTTCATAGCACCTTACGCTGACAGCAGTCTTATCCCATTCGGTCCATGCTTTTTTTGACGCGGGCGCATTTTCATACCAGTGTTCGTCGGTATCTTCAAGTGCGCTATGCGCTTTGACGTGATCTAGGATTTCGCCTTTCTTCCAGCGGTTAACGAGCTTTGGTCCGCGGGCCGCGGTTGTTGGCACCTTGGTTGGTGCTGGGAACTCACCGAGTTTGACCTTACGGTACACGGTTGGTTTGGATACGCCTGCGATTGCGCAGACTTCATCTATGGTTAGTAGTGCTTTCATGGTTTTCCTCTCTTAATTTTTTGCGCCGTTGGAACTCTCGTTCTTTATCCTGAACGATCAAGTACGCACCTCGGAACATAACCCCCAGAAACGCTCCGAAAAGCATGAATGAGAGAGCTTCCAAGGTTAGCCCTGTAAAATCCGTTGCCATGCTTTTTCGATCTCTAGGGATCGTTGCAATCGTTGTTTAGGTTTTAATCGTTCATCGCATTCGGCTTTATTTAAAGATTCGTTCACCACCTTATTGATGGTTGATACGGCCCAAGACCATTCGATGTCGCTTACTCGCTTCTCGGCTTCCATGTATCCACCTCCGCATACCATTTGCCACCTTTACTTTCTTTGACTTGAACGTTGATCCAGTCATCGGTCTGGCCCGTGAGCCACGCGATGAGGTCCGTTCTTTTGATACTGAGTGCGCACTTAACGAAGTCAGGTGCCTTCTCGTTTGGTTGTTTGGCCATGAGGCCGTCTACAAAATCCGCCATTCTAGTCTCCTTAACGTAAAAGACCCCAGCCGGGGGCAACCGAACTGGGGTCTGGGTCAACTACGGAGAACATGACTAGCATGTTCAAGGGTATTATACACTCCGGTATGGGATAAGCAACACTTAATCGCATATCTTAACCAACATTGCTGAACAAGCTTGCAACGCTTCTTCGGCAGTTTCTTTAAATTCGCCGCGGTAAAGTTCTTTACCGTTCTCATTTTTAATTATGGGCAGGTAGCCAAAGCCCTCTTCGCTTCGGGTAACGGGTTTGTATCCCATACCGCCAACCCTTCGAACAATGAGGTCATACACCATGATTAACCTTCTTTATTGATGCCGTCATAAACTTGCATCCCGCATAGGTTACACTTTCGTGTAGCGGTTACGTCTGTTTTAGACACCCATGTCAATTTAGTTTCGCAACGCGGGCAAAGGTTCTCTTTCAACCTTTTACCGATGTCATCACTGTCCGGTGTTTGATCCGTCACTGTCATTGCTGCGATGCTCCGCTTCTTTATACCACTCGAAGACTAGCCGTAGCTGTCCGCCAATGGTTCTGCCTTCTGATTTAGAAAGCGCCTTAATCTCTTCGTACACTTCTCGCGGTACGAGAATGCTTTTCCAACGTGTTGTATCCATATTTTTCTCTCCGATGCCCCCGGATATCTACGATATTATAGGAAGATATACAAGAATGCAAGAAAAACCCCGCCGAAGCAGGGTTTCAGGATCATATAGATTGTCTTCAATCTTTTTTTATTGTTATGGCTTCTACGCGCCTGTTTAAAGCGCAAGCAACATGGAAAAGGTCTCTTTCCAATTTATACAATTCATCCCTTTTTTGTTTTGACGGATGAGGCGCATCGTACATACGCTTCCAAAGTGTTTTCCCTAATTGATAGTTAGGCAGCGAACAGGTAGACAGCCGACAAGCTTCATGAAAAAGGGCTTGAACGTCTTCCCGTTCAAAAAACTTTTCGGCTTCTGTTTGTGCTTCCTCGATTGGTTTTAGTTCCATCTTAGTCATGCTCCAAAAAAAAACTGCATCTCACAGCGTTCGTTGAAAGCTATATACTTTGTTTCCCACCTATCAAGGGTCTTTAGTTCATACCCATGTACGGGACAATGTTTTATTTTACCGTTTTTGTATCTTAAAGGCTTATAAATATCTTTTCGGTACTTGAACTCAGTTTCTGTTTCGTCGAGATTAAGTTTCAAGTTATATTTTTTTTCTACAAAATCTTCAAGCGCCTCTACCATTTCGTAATAACTTAGTTCAACTTTCATGTTTACTCTCCGTAATTGATGGTTTGAGGACTATCCCATATTATCGCATACGTGTCAAACTTATTTAGCCTCACCCCAAGAGGGTCCGATTTCGATGTCGCACTTAGATGGGACTTCGAGCGGTACAGCGTTCTCCATTACGTTAGCTACCACTTGGGCCTCCTCTACACTTTTGACCGACATAGCCAGTTCATCGTGTATCTGAAGCATGGGCAGTATGCCTTGGTTATACAGATCGACCATTGCCTTCTTGGTCATGTCCGCGGCGGACGCTTGGATCAACCTGTTCAGCGCCTTGTAAGTATAAGCACGTTTAAGGCGGGTCGTGGGTCCATACTCATCGACAGCTTCCTTGTAGGGCATTGCTTTGTTCATGGCGAACGTATCGGGTTCCCACAGATTGAAGCGGCACTTACGCCCAAGCAGCGAGGTCAATGATCCACCCGACGATTTCTCGTTCAGTCTGTTCATTACCCCGGTCATTAAACCTTTGACAAAAGGTACTCTGTTGTGGTACTGCTTTGTTAACGCCTTGGCTTCTTCCACGGTCACGTCCAATTGCTCGGACATCTTGTTAACACCCATCCCATAAATTAAACCTAAGTTAATGGTCTTGGCTTGCTTCCGCGGAATGTTAGCCATCTCCGCGACTAAACTATGGAAGTCTGTTTTCGGATCATTGTTGTACGCTTTTACGAACTCGGCTGCACCCTCTAACGGTACGCCTCGCGTTTTACCGTATACATGCGCATAATGCACCAAGATGCGTGGTTCTTGTTGCGAGAAGTCAATAGCCGCCCATTGTTCACCTTCTTCTGGAAGAAACAAAGAACGAATCATCGGACCCAGTTCAGGATCGCGGGCCGGGATTTGCTGCAAATTAGGATTAGACATGGAGATGCGGCCCGATACGGTTCCTCCATCGTCAGAACGGATTTGATTTATATGGGAATGTATACGGCCATCAGCGTGGCAGTGTTTCATGATGGTATTGATGAAGGTGCCGGAGGTCTTGTTAAGGTTCCGCGCTTGAGTGACGAGTTGCGCGAGGGGATGCTTGTTCTCTTGGAGAAAGAGTTTAGTGAAGCTCGGTGCGCCCTTTTCAGTTGTTGGGTAATGGATTCCGACTTTATCGAACGCTTTAGCGAGCGATTGCGCAGCCCAGATTTCAACATTAGTGCCCGCGATGCGCTTGATCTCTTTCGTGACATCCCTTTCCCGCTTGAGGAGGCTATCCCTAGTTCGCTCAACCCGGTTAACATCGACGCGAACACCCCGCATCGTCATGTCAACGAGACATGGGAGCAGATCAAGTTCGAGATTAGCGACCGGCCACAAGTTTTCTTTTCCAAGTTGAACGGAGAAGTAGTTCCAGAGTTCGAGGGTCAGTTCAGCGTCGCCTTCAGCGTAAGGTCCGACGTACATGGCTGGCATCTTCCACATTTCAGCTTTCGGATCGACACCGAACTCCCGCGCAGCGGCCACTAAACCCTTTTCTGATTTTACTTTATTTAAGTGATCATAAGATAAGGCGTTAAGGCTGTAGCTAAATCTGTTTTCATCAAGCAGTGATGCAACAATCATGGTGTCAATGATGCGGCCATTCACTTGAAAACCCATTTGTTTTATCCAACCCAAGTCGTACTGGGCATTGTGCATAATCTTATCTGCGGGACACTCGAATACTTTTTTAAGCCAGCGGTTAACGATCTTCTCATCAAGGTTACCCCCACCGAAGTGACGGATAGGGATGTAACCGGACCAATCGTCTACGGCAATGGCGTAGCCCACCACTTCTCCATCGCCTGTTGGCCAACCGGGACCGTGCTTCTTGAGGTTCGGGTCCCGTGTTTCCACGTCGATAGCTATCTTTTTAGCCGACGTTAGGTCGGGTAACTCTAGTGGTGGTATCCACTCACTTTTTGGAGCGAACATTGCCATTTGTAGTTTTGCCATTTGTATTATCCTTTTCCGTGAACTCTGCCCCAAGGGCCGTGTATCCTGCTTTATCTAGCCATGAATCAACATGGTCTATACTTTCTATCAAGCGACTGGTCTTTACCCAGTCCATCATCAAAGCCACGTGAGCCGCGGTAAGGTAACCGTGTGATCCTATTGCTCCTTTAACGATTTCGTTCCAACCTACTGCAATTCTGTTGTGGTTGAGGTAAGCGTCACCATAATCTTTGGCGCGTTGTCCATTGATAAGCTTCTCCGCTTCATGCAGAACTTCATCTCGTTTCATCTAATGTACCGTTTGGTTAAGTTGTAATGCACTCATATTGCTTCTCTCCATTGCGTTAGTTCTTCGCTTTCGCAGTTAGGGCAAAGGCAGTGAATAGTCACTTGCTCTGCCGTTCCGTTTCCGTATGGGTAATGATCAATCTCTCTAGCGATCAAAAGCTCGTCATACTCACCCCAAAATGAGCAGTCGTTTTCGCATTTGTACATGGTCATAACGTTTCTCTCACCCAGTTACCTTTGGCGTTTCGGACCCATTGCGGCTCCGAAACGGGCTTTTCGAGTCCGGCATCGGCATCGGGGATATTGGGGAATATTAATTTGTCGCCGTTGTTGTATTGAATAATCATGTTCGTCCTTGTGGTAGTTAGTTTGGTCATAAGTCATAGCTCCTTGATACGTCTTCAGCGTCTACAATATATAAGCTTTGCTTCGCTCTCGTTACGCCGACGTAAAATACACGGTGCGTATCATCAGGGTTCCGTTGGAACTGGGTGTCCGCTGCCGGACTAAGGTCCGTGAACAGTACAACGTTATCCGCCTCACCACCTTTTGACCCGTGGATCGTGGACGCTGTAATGCGGGGGACGCCGTTAAACTTCTCGCCCCTGCGCAGTAAAGCGGTAACGTAAGCTCGGTCAGTATCTGGCAGTTTATCCATGGCTTCGGACCAGATCATACTGTCCGTGGCCAGTAAGCCGTGGTTCGTGGTTAGTCGATCAAAGGTCACAAGATCATTGTCCTCGACACCCGATAACTTTTTAAAACCACGTACTACTCGCTCCCCGATAGACATATAGCTGTAAACCATCCGGGCAACCTTGCCTGATATTTCTTTTCCTTTGCGCATTTGTTCCCAGCCGTTAACGGCTTCGCTGACCTTTTCACTAATGGACCGTCTGCCGCGGTAGTTGAACAGGTAACCGTTTGACTTCAGGTCTTGGGCTACGGGGTTTAGTTGGTAGCCTGCTTGGGACAAAATTAGCCAATCCCCTTGCGACATGTCGAGGGAGTTGATCGTCGTGATCCGCGTCACATTGCCGGGTTCGGACCGAGGCTCATACTGCTTCGGGAATCGTCTGCCAATGCGGCGCACCACATTCTCCGCCACATCATGAACACGTTTAGGGATTCGGTAGGACTGCGACAGTATCTCTGACCCACCGGGTAAGTTAATGAAATGGTCTACGTCCGCACCAGCCCATCGGTAGATGGCTTGGTCATCGTCACCTGCACAGTACATCTTCGTTGATTGCTTATCTAAAAGATGCGCGATGTCCCACTGTAAGGGGGAAAGGTCCTGCGCTTCATCTAAAAAGCATAGGTCGAACTTAGGGCAGAAGGTTTCACCACCCTCTGCAAAGTGCTGAAGCATGTCGGTAAAATCAAAAAGCCCCATGCTTTCTTTATATTCTCGCAAGCATTTATCAACAAAGTTAACGGTGTTCCAGTCCTGTTCGATCTGGCTCTCGTTATACTGGTCGCGCAGGTCTACCTTCCGCAAGCGGGCCAAGTTAATCAGGCCGAGTATCGGATCACTGCTGGCCACCATGCTAGGAACGTCTTCATCTATGGAAGTGTTCTTCTGGGCACCAAGCTCCACACCGATAGTGCGGCTCAGTTCACGGTAGTTTTCTTCCTGCATCACCTGTTCGGGGCGTATGTCAGACATTGTTAAAGCAAGGCTGTGAAGTGTTCTAAAGAAAATTAAGTCTTTCTTTGGATCAAGGTTAAACCTTTCGGCGGCTCTATCTCTGGCTTCGGTTGCTGCTTTTCGGGTAAACGCTAGGAACGCAATGCGGTCTGGTGGCGTACCTTCTTCCAAGGCCTTGTCTACCATGTTCAACAAGGTGGTAGTCTTACCGGTTCCCGGAGGCCCAAAGATTCTAAACATCTGAAATCCTTTCGGCTGCTGTCATAAGTATGTCTGCCAAACCTACTGCCGAAATTTTACGGTCTTCCGTCTCCATGTCAGCTTCCATTGCAATACATTCCAACAATTCAGCAAGATGCTTATTACTCAAATCGTCTGGAATCAGGCCAAACCATGGTTTGTTTTTAAATTTGTGCATCCTTCCTTTTCTCCCTGCTATAAATCTGTTGCACACGCTGTTTTGATATTCCCCAAAACTTTCCGACTGCTGTCATAGTCATACGCTCTTTATCAATCATGATAACTATGTCAGCGTCGCGTACCGTTCTCCAGTACGCACTTTTCATGCGGCTCAAAATGGTGCCTCCTGTCCACCAAACGATGGTGTTTTTAAGTCTACATCACTGTTCTCAAAAGCAGGTATCTTCCAGACTCTCACAGAGCGGCCTTTGATCTTCAATACCATGCTGTCGCCGTTAATGTCTCTCAAACGTTGAGCTATCCTATGCGACTTGTACTCAAAGAATTTGTTTTTCTTCAGATAACTTTCAAAGTCTTTTAACCTGAAATACGTCACCCCTTCCTCTTCATCAGTCCAAGGTCGGCGGAGCAAAATTTCTTCTTTATCCTGCGCCTGCTGTAAGTGACTACAGAACTCTTCGAGATAGTCATAGAACTGACCACTAATACTCGCGTCCACGGATACTTCCATGATCGCGCTTTCGTTATCACGCATCTCAGTCATCAAGGTACTAATACGACTTTCCCACTGCTGCTTGGCAGTAGAACGTGGCATGAAGTTAAGTTGTTCCATGCAAGCTTTTTGAAACATGGGCTGGCTCATCAAGGCTTCGGTATCAAGCTCCAGAGGCTCCCCGTTAACGTCCATAAACCAGACAGGGGGAGTAGAGTTATACTTGCGTAGGTTAGCTACCGTAGCGCCCGCTACAGCGGCCCCTATGCCGAACTTACGGGTACGGCATAGCTCTTTGTTGCAGTAGGAGTTAATTGGCGAGTCAGAGCATTTGTAGGCGTATTCCTTGCGGTCTAGTTGCTTGGCAACTATGTTGACCTCCGGCAATGGTAACGGCGGAGATAGATACTCCATGTTGAATCGCAAGATTTCAGATTCCCAACTGTCCGGATACGCTTTGCGTAAGTATACTCCGATGTTAAATAAACCATTGTTTCGACCGCCTTCACTAATGCGCTGCTTACACAGTATCTGCAAACACGGTGGCCCGTCCTTTAATAGGTCGGTAGCACCACTGTCTACTATTTGTAGCTTAACGACTTCTTCCGGGGTTTGTGCATATTGAGTATGCAACTCAATAAATTCGTTTAACGTTCCAGACGTGCCGTCATCCAATATTACATATCGGAGGCCGTTCTCGTGATCATAGTATGGAAGGTTGAGAAAGTTTCCCACGTCACCACGGTCTAGGTGTAATTTTATTTGCTTGGGGAATATCTCACTTTCGCCATAACCGAGGGCCGCGGACATTTGTTGAAGCGAACGCTGCATGTCCTTCGCTGAAACCCATTCGGTTGAGAATAAAAAGCAGTGCGCACCCCCAGACTTGGATCGGCATACTACTAAAGGTAATTTTAACTTTCTTACTTTATCAACAAGCATCTTGTGGTCAAGTGGATACTGGTCCACGTCGATACAACCCCACTTACACATGTTGTTTTCATTTATTGGGATGATACCCAATCCACTGCCGGTCCCCGACAAGTGGTTTTCCCAAAGTTTCTTTGTTCGGGGTTCTCTCAGTACGCCAGCTTTGCCTTTTGCTTTGCCGTTCGCGCCTGTGTTCTCTATTTTGAAGTAGCCGTGAGCTTCCTTCAGGCCATCAAATATGGCCATAAATTTATCTACTGACATTGTTGCCCCCATACGGAAAAAAAGCGGCGAGATGACACGCACCCCGCCGCATGACTACTTAAAACGGTGTTGTTTTACCTTCACCTTCGTCATCCGTATGTTTCACAACAACATCGCCTGCTGTGATGCTCTCTGCAAAACCCTTTGCGCGGGTATACAGAGCGCCGTCTTCAATGACACCTTCACAGGACATCTCCCAACCATGCCATGACCCTTTGGAATTTTCCTCAGCTATGGTTTTCATGTGGTAAATGTGGCTAAAGCGGGGCGGCGTAAACGGCCCGTTTTTACCCTGCATTGTTCGAGAAGCCATCATGCTGTTCCACTTCCTGCTCTTTTTAAGCTGGGTGGACTTCATTGCAATCAAGGCTGTCTCGTAGGACCCATCTTCGTTGAGAAGCATTACAAAATGCTGGTGGGTTTCTTCGATGTACTCCCCACTACCATCGACAACATATTCTTTGTTGTCTTCGGCAGACCGTTCTGTTTTCGGACGAGCTTGTCCCGGTTCATAAATTGCCGTTGGCGCACCGCTACCACTGCCACGTGGTGCCCACTGAATAAACCTACGTTGATAAGCGCAGGGTACTACTCGAACCCCTTCCTTACCTTTATAAGCTATACCCGTTACGGTGTTATAAATATCGCCCTTACGAGCCGTTTCATTTTCATCCAATACTGGATCGTTTCCGGATAGGACTTTCAGGAAAGGAAGAGCTAAGTCTTCTGTCCCCATGTTATCCATACCTTGTCCTGCATCCTGCTCCATCATAGCAATATCAAACACTGCTACTTCTCTGCTACCAGCTTCAGCTACTTCATTTTTTTTAGTCATTATTTCTTTCCTCGTTTAATTACTGCGCGTTGACCCACCCATGCTCCGAACAATTCCATCGGAAAATCCTCCCCTGCTTCACAACGTTCTTTGACGAACGCACGTAAAGTTTGGGGATGAACTTCGGTTTTTTGCTCTGGAATATACCCTTGCTGTTGCGCGAAAGACGCAAAGGCTCCTGCTTGATCGTCCTCTCCACGGCCAAACTGACACAAGACAGTATTTTTAATAATGTCATCATGTCCGTTATCGCGTAGCCAATCGTAGGCTTCTGGACGTTTATCAACAAGAATAGACGCACCATAGGTTTGTTTAACCTCGACGGTTGACCCGTCATCTAGTGCAAACGAAGACATGCCGATCTCTGCAAGCATCGAAGGCATATCCTCATCCGTAAGTTTCAAAAGAACTTTCTTTTCATCCTTGAGAACTTGCTCAAGGGTTTTTATCTGCTCTTCTCTGTCACGGATTGTTCTGGCCAACGCAGCTATTGAAGTAAGCCCCTGCTGGTCAATTTTCTCAACAGATGAGGCTTGATTTTTTTCAAAATCCTGCTCCATCATTTTTTCTAGGTCACTCATCGTGATTCTCCTTTCGTGGTTAAAGGCACCTCTTTGGGCCTTGACAATTACAGATAATATCTTATACAATAGGAAAGTCAAGCGTTTTTAAAAGATAGGGGCAAGAATGTTAGATTACAAATATGAGACTCAACCATACGACCATCAACGGACTTCTTTCGAGGAGTCGTGGGCCAAGGAATATTACGCGCTGCTTATGGAAATGGGTACGGGTAAATCTAAAGTAGCCATCGACACTATGGCTGCATTGTATGAAGCCGGTAAAGTTAAAGCCGCTTTAATCATAGCTCCAAAGGGTGTTTACGATAACTGGGTAAAAGGTGAGGTCCCTATACATTTACCCAAGCGTATCCCACGAGACATTATGCGTTGGATTCCCGCTAAAACGAAACGCTTTGAGACAGAATTAAAAGATTTTATCGTTAATCGTGACCCTATACTGAAAGTATTTGTAGTCAATATAGAAGCTTTCTCCTCGACACGAGGCACGGAGGCTGCTTTAGCCTTTTTGTATCAAAATCCGGATAACATTGTTGTAGTCGATGAATCGACTACAATTAAAAACAGGAACGCTGCGCGGACGAAGAATATATTGGCTTTGCAGAAATGGGCTAAATATCGCCGGATATTGACCGGTTCCCCTATAACAAAGAGTCCTATGGACCTGTTCAGCCAATGTAACTTTCTTGCCGAGAAAGCACTGGGCTTTAACAGCTACTTTGCTTTCCAAGCGCGGTACGCCAATGTGCAAAAACGCACGATGGGTCACCGTAGCTTTCAACAGATTGTGGGCTATCGCCGGTTGGACGAACTTTCTGAAAAGTTAGATAAGTTTAGCAGCCGTGTTTTAAAAGTAGACTGCCTTGACTTACCTGTTAAGGTATATACACGCCGGGAAATACCTCTTACTCCCGAACAAACAAAACTATATGTGCAGATGAAAAAGCTGGCTTTGGCTAAGTTACAGAGCGGCGAGTTGGCCACGACAGCTAGTGTTTTGACGCAGATTATGAGACTTCAACAAATTTGCTGTGGACATTTGCAGCCGGATGATGGTGAGGTACAGTCTATTAAAAGTAATCGACTAAACGAACTACTCGACATCACAGAAGAGTTTCAAGGTAAGGCAATCATTTGGGCGACGTATACACACGACATTCAACAGATAGCTGATGCCTTGCGCGACCGGTTCGGACCCGAATCGGTCGCAACCTATTACGGGGCTACTCCGCAAGATGAGCGGCAGGAAATCGTAGAGACGTTTCAACAAAAAGATTCGACGCTACGGTTTTTTGTAGGGCAACCTAAAACAGGTGGTTATGGCATTACTTTGACAGAAGCTAACACGGTCATTTATTACAGTAACAGTTATGACTTGGAAATAAGGCTCCAGTCCGAAGATAGGGCGCATCGTATCGGGCAGAAAAATAAGGTTACTTATGTGGATTTAGTATCGCCGGGTACGATTGACGAAAAGATACTGGGTGCTTTGCGTAGCAAGATAGACCTTGCGGGGCAGGTACTGGGTGAAGATGTTCAGTCTTGGCTACGTTAGTCCTTCTTGTTCCACAGTTCAAAAAGGGTACGGACTTTCTCTTTTATCTGCTCGATGTCTGAGTGCATCTTGGCAAGCACAATTACCAGAGTCACGAAAGCCGCCGCAATTGGCCAGATTACACCTATCGCGTCCATCACTTCCATATTTAAAAAGCATTAGGTAAAGAAGCTATACCGCTGCCCCCGGACATTGATCCGGGACCCATGGTATGCATTCGTCCGGGACCTTGGCTTTTAGCAAAAGGGCTTGGCATACCCATATCGTTTCCTTGAATCGCTTGCGGGGGAGCAGCCGGTTTACCGTAACCAAAGCTTTCTTCCGCACCAAAGTGCGCACGTTCAGCTTGGTCTACGAGGTCCACAAATTCTGTCACTTTTGACTGCAATGCGGCCTCTTGTGCGCCAGTGTACGTTTGGTTCAGATAATCACCATAGACCTTCAACGGCGAAGACTGCATTTGACTCATCTGCTGACCAAACTGTTTCTGCATGTTTTCAAACATACCGCCCACGCCTCTCATAGAACCGGGACCTTGGCTTTTAGCAAAAGGGCTTGGCATAGAACCGGGACCCATAGATTGCATCATTGGTTGAACCATTTCTTTATTACCCATTTGTGATTTCATCGGATTTGCGAAAGGTGATACAATCATGCCACCTGCCTCCATATGTTGTACGGGGTAAATTACTCCACCTTCCGCTTTGTATTGCATGTTGCCGCCTCCGGCAGTACCAGCTAAGTTTACATTTCCGGCAGTACCGCCGCTAGTGTGACCACTATATCCGGCAAAACTAAAGGCGGGGTTTGTGTCCCCTGTTCCGCGGCCCACGTAACTATATGGAATAGCGTCTCGTGACGCCGTATCCGCCGCTTGTCGGGCATCGTGTTTCTTTTGCACTGACGCGGAATAAGAGTCGTACCCTGCTTGGTCGTAATCGTATTTGTCAGGGTTTTTTAAACGATCTAATTCGTTAGACGTGTAATACGAAGCACGGCCCCCGAACTCCCTAAAAATACTCATTACGCTTGTCCCATCAAGCTTCCGATGCCGAGAAGTTCTCGGTCTTCGGGAAATAAAGCTGCAAACTTAGCCCGGTCTACAGGTCCTGAACCCTGTGATGCCGATTGAACGGCGGCAGGTTGTTGGACCGGACTAGTTGCAGGTCCACTACTCGGAGTGGGAGTCTGAGTAGGTGGATTCAAAGCGCCCCGTTGATCAGGGGGCGGTAAAACTGGTTGTTGCTGTTGCAAACGTTCTTGTAAAGCCGGAATCTCTACCTTCGGGTCTTCAGCTAAAGGTGAGTCTAGCCCACGATCTTCTTCCTCAAATCCTTCTCTTACGATAAAGGGAGACATAGACGTAGCAGTGTTAAACAACTTGTCGTTTAAGTAACTTACAATTCGTGCCGACAGCTTTTGTTGGCCACTTTCTGTGCCGGGTTTTTGCATCAAACGTGCTATTAAAACAGGGTCAGTAAACATCATGTCAATAGCACGAAGTTTAGCTGTTTGAGGTAACTCCAACATAAATTTGCGAAGTTCTCTAGTACCCGTGCTGGATGCTGAAATCACACCCGGACCAGAACCACCCACTTGTTTAAATGCGGCGCTACCTGCGGCAGAACCTAATACACCCACATAAAAATCAAGTATCGGTCCCGCGCTTGCCACAAAATCAGGGTCCGCTAGTTTTCCGGCGGCGTCTGCGGCTTGAACTTTCATCATTTGTTGAGTCATGAACTTTAAACGAGTTTGTACCTTTTCTGGAAAAATATTAAATTGGTCGGCAACATCCATCAAAGATTGGTCTGCTTTAGGCATCTTCCCAAAAAGCGTTTGATAAAACACTTGTGGATTAAACGCACCTTCGCCACCCGCTGCTAAATAGGCGTGTTCTAATACGGCACGACCCATTGCTGCGTTTACTTCCGTAGTGTCTAAACCCGCTTCTTGTATTTCTGCGTTTCGGGCATTTTTTAAAGCCCGTAGTTGTCCGGTCCTAGCGGCTTGCCTAGAACGGACGTTATCCGCACCCATACGTCTTAAAGCAAACAAGTTCCGGAAAGATTTAACAGGCACTGGGGAGTTAAAAGCATTCGCTACCGCTGCTGTTGGAGACATACCGTCAATAAGGTTTGCCAAATCAGTTTGGCTACGGGCTAAGTCCTTTCCTTTTTTAACATTCTGCTGCATTACCTCAACGGCTCTTTGTGCGCTACTTGCGCTTTCCAAGTCCATTTTCAATTGAGGAAAAGCTTCCAAAACGTCATTGTTTTGTGCTTTCCAGTCTTCTAACGCTGTTGCATTAATAACGGTTCGCGTTGTATTTGTTTTTGGATCAAATACTTCTTTTGAAGCCACTTGTTTTAGGCCTCTAAGATAGCTGTCTATTAAATTAGTGGTGGTTGTAAAAACAGGGTCTGAACCCATGATTACATCTTCTGGTAAATAGTTTGGCAACCCTTGCTGGTCTGCAAATTCCGCCATGCCTTGCAATTGACGAACCCTACTTAATGTGACGCTAGGGTTTGACTTAATAAAGGCTTCAAATGTAACTTCCGCAGGTAGCTTTGCAGCACCGGAGCGTTGCGCTTGACCAATTTGTCCCACAACTGTTCTAGTGAAAAAGTCATGTTTTGCTCGCGTATAAGCTCTAGCTACATCATACGCTTCACCAAAACCCTCTATGTCTAAATCGTCAGAAATAGCCTGTGCTACTTTTCCTATTCTAAGGGCTTCATCCGAAGTTGCGGGGTCCGCGGCCAATGAACGAGCTTGCCTTAGTAATTTTCCACGAACTTCCGCTAAACGGTCCGCGGTAATAGGCGCAACATCGTCACTAGAAGCTTCACCTGACCTTCGTACCGCTCTATTTTCATTAGTAGCCTGTACTCCAGCGTAGTCCGCAGCTTTGTCTAACGCAACTGCCAACCTTTTTTGGTCTTCGGGTTCCGCTAAGTTTTTTAAGTTTTGTTTTATATCTTGTTGAGTTCTACGCAAGAAAGTTGCTCGTTCACCAAGAGGCAAAGCATTTGCTGTCTCCATGATGGTAACAATCTCGTTCTCTGCATCAAAACCCGATAATTTCGCAACAGCGTTATCAAAAGTGCTTTTATACTTTTCTAAAGAAGCTATTTCAGGATCACTTAATACAGGAGCAGGGTCTAACCCTAGATCACGTCTAGCGTTCTCTATGAAATCAAATAAAACAGGTGCGGCTTTGCCAAATTGTTTTTGTACCGCAGGGTCTCCGTAAGATATTTCTTCAAAAACCCGCATAAAGGCAGGTAAATCTGCAAATTCTGTATCTGGCCCCATAGGGCTGATAACTTCAATATTAGGAACTGCGCCCCATAGCTCACGTTCTTTATTACCGGCAGCGGTAATGTAATTACCCACCATGTCATAAAGTTCTTCAGATAATTCTTGTTTGGACCTAGCCGCAGATTGTCCGGGCTGTGCCGCTAACCTTTCATTAGCTTCTAAGAATTTGGTCATTTTTATATCAAGACCGTTTCTTAGCATATCGTCAAAAATAGATCTTCTTAACGCCGCCGCTTTTCTAACGTTGTCAGGACTGCCGTCATCCATTAAGCCTTCTATAAACTGAGTAATAAAACCAAGAGCTTTGCTCTCTGCTTTTTTACGAGCCATTTCTAAACCGGGTTCTCCACTAGCTTTTACGGCTTCAATACCCATCAACAAGGGGTCACCGCCACGTTGTGCGGCTGTGAAATCTACACCGGGAAATGCCTCTTGTAACATTTGAGTCATTTCAGGGTCTGTAAGATTTTTAACTAAATCGTCGTATTGTTCAGGGCTGCCGTAGTCGGCGTATAACCTGTTAATGTTTTCAAATAACTTTTTCTGTTGACCTGTAACCGCCATACCACTAACTTCATCAACAGTGTCGCTACCCAAAATACGTGGTAAAGTCTTTGCAAAAGTAGCGTACAGCAAGTTTCCGCCGACAAGCTCTGCCGCTAATCGTGTTCCCGTTGCTCCGGGGTCCATGCTTTCTGCTTGGTAAGCAGCCGCAGCAGAACCGGCGCTTGCAACTACCTCACCTGCCGCAGTCATTTTTACGTTTCGTCCCGCAGCCTTACCTGTTGAAGATATGATGTTATCTAAACCAGAAACAAGCTTTAAAGACTGCGCCCTACCTGCATCGTTTGCAATGTTACTAAGCATTGCATTACCAGCGATGTTGGAGGTTGAACTCATTAGCCATGGAAACCTAATAGCGCCCACACCACCACCCAAGGTACGATAAGCCTCGTACTCGGCACGTTGACCGGGAGTAATTACGGCATCAGGACCCATTACTTGCTCTTCTAGGTAATCTCCAAAAAGATACGTTGCACCACCTGTTAAAAGAGACAAAGCCCCTGTTCCGGCAACGCCAATTCCAAAACCTACTACCGCGCCCGGTGGCCCCGCGATACTTGCCCCAGCGGCTGTAGCCGCCGGAATAATTCGAGGTCCGGTTAATCGGGCCGTCGCTGCCATAGCTTCCGTAGCAGGTATGGATTTAAAAAACTCTGATAAAAAAGGCCGTGCAAAAGATGCGGGCTGCGCGTTGCTAAACAAGACTACTGCTTGATCGGCTGTAAAAGCGCGTTCCGTGGGCGTTTTATCCTTAGTGGAGGGCAAAAAGTCTAAAAAAGGAGCCGTTCCACCGATTAAACCTTCATATGTTAGAAAGTTAGGGTCTTGCGCCATCTGGTCGGCATAATCCATTTGCATGGTTGAAACCAAGTCACGGGCTAACGCTTCTGAGGGGTCCTCATAATTTAAACGAAAGTTATCTACTACCTCTGGGGTGAGGATTACAGGATCAATTTTAACCTGTGACGTAGTATTTTCTTCAACAACGTTTTCATCAGCCATTAATCTGGTTCTCCGCTACTAGCCCTAGACAAACCACCTGTAACCGAACTGGAAGAACGGTCAGACATGGCTTCTGCTATGGGATCGGTTGTTAAAAACTTATCATACACCGCAATAGCTCCAGTTGTTTCTGCAATCAATTGCCCTACTGATTCCTGCAAACCTTTTATTTCCGTACTTTCTTTTTCACTTTTTGAAAATTTAAATTTTTCTTCCGCTTCCCTATACATCATTGCAAGGTTGTTTCTAACGGTAACTAACTGGTCTCTTGCCGCATTGTCTGTTTTTGCGCCGCCGGGTTTGAACCCGTTAACCTCTTCTTCTAGCAGCTTAACCTCTAAAGCAAAAATCCTACCGTCTACGCCTTGACGTGCAGTCTGCATTATGTTTCGAGCAAGGGCATTAAGTTGCGTATCAGCCTGAGAAGTAATTTTACCGCTATTTCCCGCATATCCTGAACCTAGGCCACTAACATCTTTTATCTGCCCCGCCATCATATTAAAGAAACGGTTAACCGTAGATGCCATGCCTTGAGACTTTGTTAGGTCGATACCTGTAATAATGAATAACTTTTCGTCTTCAAAAGCCGAGAAGTCAGGGTTTCCGTCGGCCCCAAACGGTATACGACTAATCTTACCATCAACATCTTTATCTAGCGCCCCCTTTACACCTATTGTAGGCAAGGAAGCCCCTTCGATTGTTGCCCGTGCGTTTATAGCATTCATAACGGACGTTGAAACAACAAGACCCGGTTTCATAACAGTGGTTTGTGTTGCAGGGTCCCAAGCAGGTTTTGCTGCCATCTCATTTGTAAGATAATTATTAATTAAGTTAGCCGTGGTTTCGTCTAAAGTACCGTCTGAATAAGCTTCTAACGTATCAGCGTTAGAAATTAATTTAAGGGCTTTTGCTTCGTAGCTATTACCTAAATCAGCAACTGTCCCATTTGCCACATCAGCAATAGAAGGCATTGTTGTTGCCACGTAGATGCTGTCGTCTAAAGCGTTAAACGCTGTTCTTTGGTCAGGGATATTTAAGTCAAAAAGTTGTATGTCATTCGGATCGTTTTTATTAACAACCGTTTGAATCTTCGCAGTTGAACTTGCACCATCCAAGTCTCTACTACCCGCCTTTTCGTAACCCTCGCCGAGCAATCTAGTTGCTTCCGTTTTACCGGCGGGAGTGCTTACATCAAGACCTACGGAATCTCCCGTTGCTGGGTTTTTGAAATTAACAATACTTGCCGCAGTTTCACTATCCGATTTAGGTGTGTAGTTTCCTGTAATACGGTAAAGTGGTTTACCCTCGGCATTGACAGACTGTCTTACCGCCTCGATTGCTGTTATGTTAGCGGTGGATAAATTGTTGCCGTCAAAAGTATGGAAATCGGTGGTATCGTCAGGATTTATAAACGTGACAAAGGAAGGAGCTTTTGTCTCTTTAACTTCTGTGAAATTCACAGCATTAGGGTACTTGGCCATTAGAGCTTGTTGCTGACCTACTGTTCCAACAGGACCTTGCCACAAAACAGCGCCTTTAGCGTCTGTAATCTTGTAACTGTCACCGGGCTTAACGTTAGCCGCAGCCGCCGCTATCGCTTTTTCACTCTGCAAAGCGGCTTGAGCCGTCTGTAAATTAGACAGGTCTAAGTTTAACGATCTGTCTTTTTGCGCTTGTTTAAATTTGCCTAACTCGCCAGCACGTTGGCCTATATTACCTATAACAGGTGTAAACGCCGCGGCCAATTGTTCCGCGGGCGATGCACCGGAACGCCCTGCGCCCCCTGCAAACCCTAAAGCACCTTGTGCCACGTCAAACAGCATTTGAGCTTTTGTCATTTTTTGTTGTTCAGCTAATGCAGCCTCTTGATCAGCCTCTCCATAAATAGAGCTAGTCAAAGCGCGTTGTTGGTCAAACAAAGTTTGCAATCTAGGGTCAGGCAGGGCGACACCGCCCGGTGCCATATACTGGACCGCGCCGCCTTGGTTAAAATTTACAGGTGCAGGCCCTCCGGGGACCTGTACTGGAGCTTCAGAAGCGCCCATATTTACAGTAGACATAATGCCTTCTGCCAAGGGTCCTTCTATTGGAGCAGACATCTCTTCCGCCGCTAAACCGCCAATACCTTGATCGACTGCTGCCATTTGCATTACAGGCTGAAGTAGGGTCAAAACGGATTCCGGGGTAGCTTGTGAATCTTCAAGGCCTACCACGTCGGAAAGCTCGGCATAACGCTGCTCGATAGGAAGTTGATCCCCTCGAATACTGTTAATTACGGTCTCGTAATCTTCAGCATTTTCTAATTCGTCCATACCATCAGCATATTGAGTCAACATGCCTTCTAGCTGCGCAGGATCAATACCCTGCTGCATAGCGCCTTGTGCCGCTTCGTTAATGTTAACGGAATTGGGGTCAATTGGAGGCAAACCCGGTGGGGTCACTTGTGGTCCGGGCATTGCGGAGTCAGGCATCATAGAACCATCCGGCATCTGGTGCATCGCTCCGCCTTCCTGCATAGGGTAGACTTTGCCACCGTTGGCAAACATCTGCCTGCCCATTACTTCTCTATTCATCATTAAAATAACCCCGCTTTTTTAGCACCCGCCGTTGCCGACAAGCCTGCTACACCCAATCCTAGTATAGATTGAGCAGGTGATACACCACCACCTGATTGTTGTGATACAGCCATCTGGCTAGACGGCGCTCCCTTATAAATATCAGATAAGAACGCTACACGTTGATACGGCTCATACTGTTGTTCAACCGTTGTTTTACGTGATGCTTCCAGATTCGCTTGATCTTGTGCTTGCTGCTGCTTGCCAACATCGAAGACAAACCCAGCTTCTTTCTGACCTAAGTTTTGTTTTAGCTCGCCAAGAGCGGCTTGACGTAAGCCAAGCTGACTAAGGCCTTCACCTTGTTGTAGACCAAGTTGACCGTAAGACGTTCCAAGACCGGCAATACCTTCGCCCATACGGCCTTGTAGCTCGGCACCTTGTAAACCAAGAGCGGCACCTTGTTGTGAACCTTGCATCATCATCCCAGCTTGGCCTTGACCAAACTGTCCTGCTTGACCGGCTAACTGACCCGCCAATTGCTCGGCAGATATACCCAATTGCGCGGCCCGTGAGGCGATGTCCGCCTGCTGTCCAACGCCTTGCATGGCTAACGCGCCTGTTTGCTGTCCTAATTGTCCTGCTAACTGCGCTGCACTCATACCGGTTTGTGAAGCAAGCTGTTGCAGGCTCATACCGGATTGAGCAAGTGCTTGAGCATTAGCAGAAGCCATTTGTTCAGCGTTCAAACCTAAAGTAGCACCTTGCTGTTGAGCCTGAAGACCTATTTGGCCTCCTGCTTGTGCGCCTCTTTGAGCCATTTCGGCGGCGCTCATACCGGTTTGTGCTTGTTGTTGTGCTGTTTGTGCCGCTAACTGCTCGGCAGACAAACCAAGCTGTCCTGCTTGCTGTGAAGTAGACGCCAATAATTGTTGAGCCGACATTCCAGTCTGAGCTTGCTGGTTAATTAATTGTCCCGCCAACTGTTCTGCGCTGATACCCATTTGAGCAGCCTGTCCCGCCAATTGACCTTGCAACTGCGCAGCGGACATACCCAACTGACCGGCTAACTGCTCGGCAGACTGACCTAACTGACCAGATTGTGCCAAGTTTGAAGCCGCAAGTTGTTCCGCAGCCATTTGTTGCTGACCGGATTGACCAAAAGCAGAAAGACCTAACTGTCCGCCTTGAGTAGCACCTTGCTGTGCCAACTGTTCTGCCGACATACCGGTTGTAGCCGCTAACTGCTCTGCGGAAAGGCCTAATTGACCTTGCTGTTGCGCAGTTCGAGCCGCTAATTCTTCCGCGGACAAACCAAGTTGCCCTGCTGCTTGCGCGGCTTGTATGCCCGCCGAAGCACCTTGTGCGCCAAGCGACCCAGTAAGCTGTGCAGCCTGCTGTCCTCTAGCTTGTTGTGATTCAAAAGCTTGTTGCGCTCTTTGTGAAGCACTTTCAAACCCTTGCTGACGCATTCCAGCCGCAGTACGGCCCTGTTGTTCAAGAACATTTCGGTTAAGCTCGCCTTGTGCTACTGCTTGACGTGATCCGCCAAAAGCGCCAGCACTTACTGCTTGAGCATCTATGCCCTGCTGTTGAATATCGCCAGCACGTCTAACGTCTGCCAAAGCTTGCTGAACCGCCGCATCTTCGTATTGGTTCATAAACGAACCCGCAGAAGCAGGATCGTAAGCACCTGTAGTACCGGCTAAACCGGCAATTCCTGATTGTGCTGTTTGAGTACCTAATGCTCCAGCTTGTTGTAAAGCTTGCGCTGCGTCAGAAGTAATACCTCTGGCACCCGTAATAGCAGATTCTGTCTGTGCCGCGGCTTGTTGAGCCGCCGTTTGGCCACCTGTTCGAGCTTGACCTGCAACATTTCTAGCCGCTGCTGCAACATCGTCAATACCGCCCATAGCTCTTTCATAAGCGCCGAGACCTCCAGCACTAGCTTGTTGAGCCGCGGTCCGCGAAGCATCAGACGTGCCTGCTAAACCTGCCGCCGTTCCAGCCGCACCTAATCTAGCGCCTAAACCTGCTTGTGCTGCGGCATCCGAACCGGCTAACCCGGCTGCGCCAAGTGCTTGCGCTCCTCCGGCGGCTGTGGCCCGTGCTGCATTAATAGCTTCTTGTGATGCCGTCCCCGCAGCTTGTGCCGCAGCTAAACCACCAATTCCTGCTTGACTTAGACCTGTTCCAGCACCGGTAACAGCCTGACGTGCGTTTGCAATGGCAGTATCAGTAGCCGTTCCAGATGTTTGAGCCGCGGCGTTAGCCGCGTCACGGGCCGCTAGTAGTTCAGCTTGCGTTGTTGCAGCTTGTGCGATGCCCGCTTGACCCGCGGTGGCGGCAAGACCACGAGCAGCAGTGTTGGCCGCGCCTAATTGTGTGCCTAGAGCGTCAGTGATACCTGTTTCACCAGCACGAGTTGCTGCTTGTGATGCTGCGAGGTTTGCAGCCGTGTTACCGGCCTGTACATCACTTATCACACCGGGAATTTGTGCTCCAGCTTGATCTAAAGCTGTTTGTCCATCAGTAGCCGCGGTCCGTGCACCGGTTGCGGCTTGATCTAAAGCAGTGGTTGCGGTGCTCGTTGCGGTTTTTCCGTAATTAATAGCGTCAGTAATACCTTGTTGACCCGCGGTTACTTGGCCGGGAATTTGTGCCGCGCCCGCGGTCATAAGTGCTGACGCTTCGTCTTGGTACTTATTTTTAACATCTACCGGTAGACCGGTGATAGGGTCTATAGTCTTACCTTTCATGGCCAGTTGTGCATCGTCAAGGGTAAAACCAGCTTCTTCTAAATAAGGTTGATAACCGCCAATACCCGCTTCCGCGAGTTCAGTTGCTTTGATCTGGAGGCCAGACATTTCCGCAACCATATAGGGCGGAATAGTTTGGCCTTGGTCAGCAAGTGCTTTAGCCGATTGTAGTAGACCTAGCTTGTAGGCCTCAATTTCCGGGGCTTCGCGGACTATCTGTGTGGATTGTTCAGCCATTACGCCATTTGCCTCCCACGGCTTTCAAGATTTCGCATTACCGAATACATATTCTTGATACCGTTGTTAAGATTACCGTTTCCTAAACCACGTACTGCGTCGGTAGTCATTACAAACTCACCGGGCATTAACATGGCTCGAACGCTGTCTTCACCCGCAGTACCTTCGTCAGGCGCTATGCCGCCGTTGCGGCGCGGGAAAATGGGTCCACCCTCTGCGGCTGTCACGTAAGGACGTGCAAACGGTCCGCCGGGGGTACTGGACGTTAAATATCGTTGTGGCTCAATTGGAGACATTGCAGGCATAACCTGTTCTGGCGGCACATAACCCGCTGCATCTTCACCCATAATGGCTAGATCAGTAGTTATAGGCTCATATTCACCTGTTTCTTCGTTCAATTGCATTTCGCCAAGGTTTTTAACCAAGAATTTGCCGGGATCATCATCAATCAAATCTCTACCTGTAACAAGCGTACCATCTGAATTATAGTCTAAGAAATTAGCCTGTTCCATTTCAGGTACGTCAAAGAACCCTGCGCCTGCGGCAACTGCCGTTCCAGCTAATGCGGAGGGGCCAAACCTAGTAATTAGTCCGGGTCCTGCCGCAGCTTGAGCCGCTTTAAGCCCCGCTTCTGTCGGAGTAATCCCGGAAGCCGCCATGTCGGCAAGGTATGTTTGTTTAGCAGTTTCTTTTAGTCCTGCTATGACCTCTGGTGTTTGACCACCGCGGAACATAACATCGCCGGTTTTCTCTAAGAGGGAACGACCTGCGTCATCCGCAAGATCCGCACCCGCACCCGCAAGATCCGCGCCAGCACCCGCAAGATCCGCGCCTGTTCTTACTACGCTGTCCGATGCAATTTGAGCCGCAGTTACCGTGTCTCCAAAAACGGGTAGAGACCCAAGTGAAGTCGCAGCTTCCACACCTTGAGCCGCAGATTCTGCGCCTTGAAAAACGGGTAGAGATGCAAGTTCCGCGGCTGTAGCTATTTCTGCGCTAGCTTTTGGCACGTAGCTACTGAATAAATTACCGTCTCCTTTAAATCCGCCACCGGTAAAGGTAGAACCTGCACCGGACACGGTTTGACCAACACGTGCAGTAAACCCTGAAGCAGCTTCGCCAACGTTTCCAGTGAAGGAACCAGTGTCACCCGTGAAACCAGCGGTTACGCCACCGATAGCACCCGCTATCAGTGCAGACTTCAAAGCGTCTTTTATACTACCACCGTTTAGCAGTGTTCCAAGACCTGAACCCAGCGCGGCACCATAAATTGGTCCGAGGGGCGTCATCGCCAATACAATAGGCAATACAATAGGCGCTATTTTCTTAATAACCTTAATAACGCCTTTAATAGCCTTACCAATACCTTTGAATAGTTTCTTCAAAAAGAACTCAGGTAAGCCTGTGGTAGGGTTAAGATCGTTAGCTTCTGCGCCAACAACATAAGCTTCAGGGTCTTCAACCCCGGCTTCTGTAAGAATATCGTAAATACGTTGCTTCATTACCTCGTCTTCGAGGAATTGTGCTGGGATGACTAATTCACCCTCCGCAACGTGAGCCAGCATGTTGTCTTCGTTTCGACCATACTTAGCCATGCGCTCTGCAAGCGCCGGAAATTGTGCTATACCGTTGTCACCAAACTCTTCTTTAGCATCTGTTTCGGAGTCATCTCCGTAAGCTGCTTCGAGTTCGTCATCGTCCATGACAAAATCGCCAATACCACCGGTCGGGACTTCAAGCTCCTCGATTTCCTCGATTTCCTCGATTTCCTCGATTTCCTCGATTTCCTCGATTTCCTCGATTTCTAGTTTTTCATCTTTTAACGCTGCTTTTGCCATTATCCCGCTCCACCAGTAATGCTTTCAGGCATGGTTACCTGTATTATTGTACTGCGGTTCTCTTCTCCAGTCCATGGCGAACCGCATTGAGGACAATTTCCTGTTGGATAAGAAGCAATTTCGGCTGGCGTATCAACCTTATTGGTACATGTAACACAATGTACTACGTCCCTGCTAGTAGAAGGTTTCCATTTGCTGCCGTCCGGCATTGAAATAATAGTTCCATCACTCATGTTATTGTCACCGTGACATTACCCACGGCCCCCGCTGCTTGTGATCCTCTAAGGTACGGCATGTTGGCAACAGTTATGCGCAATTCATCGCCGTACTGAAAAACACCACCAAGAGGAAGGTTATAGTTGTCGGTCTGTAGGTTTGGCAAAGTCAAAGCTGACGCCTGCCACGGACCGGGGTTATTTACTTGTTGGAGAAAAACCGAAAAAGCACGAGTTACTTCTGCCATATACTCTGAGGTGTACTCAGGTGGCGCATTCGGAAATAACGGTTGTACTAAGCCTCTGCTCATCTACGTCCATCCGGTCTTAGTTCTACACGCGGTGTTCCTAGTCTCCACTCAACACCCGTGTTATCTGATTCTATTTTTAATGCAAACGACCGACCGCGCATACGAAGTCGTACCTGATCGGTAAACTGCTCAACTGGGACCGTAGAGGACCGAATAATGTCACTGACAGTAGTTTGGTCATACGCGGAACCCGGAAAACGCCTTGTTTGGAAGGTAAAGTCTACATTTGGCGAAGGTGAGGACGAGCCGTCAAAGGTTACGTCCGGGATAAGCTTGCTTAACAATACAAAGTTATCTCCAGCACCCAGCGACATTTGGCTGCTCTCTATATAAGAGTTTATACCGGCGGGTGGATTAACACTGCCGTCATCATTACCAAATTCATGGTAATACAAATACCCGTCTAAGCTTGCGGCAATAGGATATTGGCCGATTCCGCGGTCAATCCACGCACTTCTTGCCAAAGTCCCATAAGACCAAACTTGTTCTTGATAGTTATAAACCACGTACCGGTCTATATTCTGGTTCATCAAACCATTAGTTACGGTAGCAGAAGGGTAAAACCACCAAATTTCAGAGTATGAGGAGTTTACGGCTGCGGTAACTTTTTCTGCTTGGTCTTGGTTAAAATCATTAAAAACGTAAGATCGTACAGAACACGGCAACTTTTGAACTTGGCCGGTGTATAGGTAAAACTCTTGCTCGCCCATCCACATAACCATGTCATCTACGGCAATTGCGGCTAAAGGACTGGCTATTGTAATGTTTTCAGACAACATCGAAATACCAAAGGTAAACGGTGGTCCTAAATATTGCATAGCGTGTAAGGATTTATCAGTAAACACCAGTATCTGTTGACGTGTTTCGATGGCCGTGATTATTTCAGAGCCTGTACCGATTCGTAGATCACCTGCCGTGTTAGTTGCTTGAGCAGACCAAACCAGTGGGTTTTCCTGATCGGAAAAACGAATGAGTAAGGGGTCTTGAACACCAATATTATCTTGTGCATCACAACCAAACACAATTACGTGCCTGTCACGATCCGAAATCATGACCTGTTTAGCGATAGTCGGCGTCGTAGCGTCTGCGCCAGCAAGTTGCGATAGCTCTACCGCAGGTGTAAAAGGAGCAGAACTGGTGGATTTGTCCCAGTAATAAATGCCGCCGTTGCGAACATTAATAATTAAGTCTTCACCGAAGTTATCGTGGCTCCAAATACGCAGCGTGTCACCAACCGCAGTTAGGTTAGCAGCAGAACCCCATGTTCCGCGAGACCATGTGCCCGCGCCCCACCCGGCTCCAGATACGGTTGTGTCCAAACCAACGGTAATTTGATATGTACCAACAATAGAACCGCCGCCATTACCTGTATCGGACCCATTGGCCGCTACAGGAGTAGGGGTGTATTGACCCTCTATGGTGATGTCGTTTAACGAGGCCACTTCTCTGGCAACCACTTCAAAAGCGTTTATGCTAACGATCCTAGTGATTTGATATTCTTGGTTTAATACCGCAGCCGTGATTACACCGCCTAAAGAGGCCGCACCACTAAAGGTAACGAAATCATTTTGACTAGCCCCGTGGTTAGAGTCAGTAATGGTAAGGGTAGATGATCCGTTGACCGCGGCAAACGTAACGTCGCCCGCGGCAGTTGTTTCGCGGATAGGGGTTATGTCGTTATAACCCCCACCCTCGTTGATGTAGTATTTTAGATGCGTTCCGACGCCCAAGTAGCTTTCGCCTTGTAGCGCGACAAAGGGCTTTAATGCTCGGCAAGTGCCTAGAAAGCTCTTACCTGAATATTTTTCCCAGCCGCCTATTTTCTCTGGGGTGCCGAAACGGAACCTTACTTTGTCACAGTCAAACCAACCGCCCTCGTTACTATACGAAGTGGTTTCTCTGTTTACTCCGGGCCTGAACTGTAACTTTTGTAAGGGCATATCATCCGTCTACTTCTATTGCATCTTCGGCATTCTTTGCTTTGGCAAGAGATGCCGCGAGCATATTGACAAAAGCCTCTCGGCCTACGTTTAGCTGATCTAAGTTAAAGCCAAGGCTTCCTAGCTTCTTGTCCAGATCAGCAATGTGGTTAACCATCGCAATTTGTTGCTCGGTTAGGTCTTCAATGTTGTGTTCTACTTCATTGACAGTAATGGTTTTCTTTTCATTTTTAGCCATCATAAGTCTCCAGTTTAGTTAAGGGTTGAACTGCCAAAGCAGTCTATTATTTTTGTTTTGCTTTATTACCAAGGAACGCGAACTTCTCTAGCAGCTTGTAAGCCTTTGCAACGATGGCATCGTCTTTAGGTGTTTTAGTATAATTACAAATAACACTAGCGATAGTCACTACTGATGTTGCAACAACATATAATTCTGCTAAGTGTTCCATAATGTTTCTCCTATGAGGCTGTGTACCCATTACCCGCTGCGATAGCAGAGTCAGTGGCGGTAAAGTCTTCATCGCCCCAATCATCTTTAGCAACCATAAGCTCTAGGTGCTGTACGTTTCTATCAACACAATCCTGTCGGTCTGCGGCATCATCTTCTGCCATAGAGTCTCCTGCGATTACGTCTGTGATTACTGCTACGCTGTCACCCAGTGCTGAGTAGTCCTGTGCTAGTTGGTCTTCTGTTCTATCTTCCATTTGTATTTATCCTTCTAAAGTTGTGATGCGAGCAAGTGCGGCATCTAGTTGTGTTGAAAGTTCTTGTATCGCTTTTGTGAGCATGGGTACTAAGTTACTTGGCGCAAGTGCTTGAGTTCCGTCAGGCATAGTCTCCCACACGCCGTGACCACTCCCTATATCAGAGTGAGCATCAATAACGGCTTTAACTTCCTGTGCTATAAAGCCATGTATTACTTTATCAGTATTATTAAATCTTTCCGTAGATCCTTCTATGTAGCCGTCAGAGTTTTTAGGAATCTCACCTTTAGTTTTCCACTCAAAGGTGACAGGACGTAGATCGTTAATAAACGACAAGCCTACAGTAGACGTAGCGATGTTGTTTTTTAGTCGTTCATCAGAGGTTGCTCCCCATGAGGTTCCTCCAACAGAAAGCCAAGACCGAGTAGCATCAGTGCCTACAGTAAAGTAACCAGCACCTTGACCTATTACATTATAACCTGCGACTGTTTCGTTGTTAGAACCTACGGCACTTGCGCGACATAAAGCCCCTATAAAAGTATTCTGAACCCCTGTTGTAGTTGTGTGTCCTGCTGATCGACCTACCGCTACGTTTCCATATGCGGTAGTGTGATCTGTCAAGGCGTCTATACCCACTGCGGTGTTATAATTCCCCGTAGTAGCAGCATCTAATGCCGAGGCGCCTACCGCTACGTTTCCGGTGCCTGTGGTGTTAAGAGTTAAAGCAGATGTGCCTATAGCCGTATTATGAGGAGCGGTGGTATTGGCTCCCAAGGCGTTATAGCCCATTGCAACATTACTGCCTCCAGTAGTATTTGCGTTTAAAGCATATGTACCTAACGCACTATTGTTAGTTGCTGTAGTGGTAGAACTTAAAGAAGAAAAGCCAATGGAGACGTTATCACCACCAGTAGTAATTGCATCACCTGCAAGACCACCAACGAGGGTGTTGTTTGTGCCTGTGGTTACTAATAGACCTGCACCATGCCCAACTGCTACGTTGTAAGTCTCAGTGGCTGACGTAAAGTTTTGATCTCTTAGCGTGTTCATACCTATAGCAGTACTTCTGCTTCCTAGTGTGTCTGAACTTAAAGCTAGGTGACCTACGGCTGTGTTAAAATCAGAATCAGTTAGCGCATCTCCTGCAAGACCACCAATAAGAGTATTCTGAACGCCTATGGTCACTGCCGTTCCTGCGTTGTAACCCACAGCTACGTTGTAAGAATCTGCTCCTGCGTTTTGAGTCGCTAAGGCAGACGCTCCAATTGCCACGCTATTAGCATGAGTATCCTCTGTTTTAAGAGCCTCCC